ATGTCTTTTTGATTAGTTTGTATTTAAAAAATAAAGTATATTTTGATGAAAGAGGTCCCCATGTCCATTTCAAAACTAGAAAACGCGCGTCCGACGGAAGTTACGGACAAAATAAACGAGATCATTAAGAAGCTTGACGACGATTCTCAGTGGAAGGTTTTTACTCCTACGACCGGAACGATAGATACAGGAACTTGGGCGCAAAATTCGATCGTACAGATGCAGGCGTGGGCCGATATCATAACTAATGCAGGATCGACAATTAAAAATGCAGCGATGCTTTTAATCCCGAAATGGGGATCGGTAGGGACCCCTGCCACGGCAACATCTTGCAAGTTCAGTCATTCTTTTCCCGGGGCTCCCGATATTACAATAACTATTCCCGCCGGGAATATCCTTATTGTCTCGTTCGGAAGTTCTGGTGGGGTGCAGGAATATTCCTGCATTGCGGTCTCTTCTAGCGAATCCATCGCACAATTTAAAGCTTTGGATATAACAGATAAAGTAACATCCGCTAATGGCGTGTCCGGCGGGGATTATGAGGCCGGTAATGGCTACAAAGTGAGTCCATTGGGATTCGTTTTTTCTGGCCTGTACAACGGCTTCCGGAAATTTTGCAGCTTGTCATTCCTTTCCGGGGGAGTCTGGCATTGGATCATTGAGTCAATTAAAGCCGCCACCATCCAAACAACATCGCTGACCGTGGACCTCGCCCTAACCCTTCCGGATAAAAGCATCAAGGCGGCCATGCTCGATGACCTCGCGGTCGGCACGGGAAAGCTGGCTAACGGTGCCGTTGAGACATCTAAGCTCGATGATGAGGCGGTCACATTGGCCAAGCTGGATGCGGACGTGAAGCGGGATCTGTTCACTGTCAATTCGCAAAGATTTTCGCCGGATGGGGAAACAAGCGGAATCATGATTTTGCCTAGGGTGCTGACACTTAATAGGATGCTTCATATCGCCATCAATACAAACTTATGGGTTTGGAGCAGTTCGGCAGTGCAGTTCAGCATAATTGTAGGTACAGAAACTTATACAAACTTGTCAAACTGGACCATATATAACGGATCTTCCATTCGCTATATGGATGTGGCAGTGACGGCGGATATGGTAGACATGGCTGTAAGCATTGTATTAAATACTGCCAATGTTACAGCAGGGTCTCTTTGGGTCACTGTACAGCAGCATGGTTAGCTTATATGCAATCAGGCCTTGAAATGATGACCATTGAAAATAAATTTGACCTCGGCGACATTGTTTATCTGAGAACCGACCCGGAACAGTACGAAAGGATAATTACCCGGATAGAGGTATCCCCCGGCAGACTCATTTACTGTACCTCGCTAGGGGACAACGAAAGCGTACAACATTTCGATTTCGAGCTTAGCAAAGAGAAGGACGTGCTTAAAAGTATTTTAGGCTCATCTAGAGACGGGGCCTAATCCATGAAATTCCAGCAATTCACCGATGAAAAAGGACGAATCTCAATTATTTTGTGCGAACCGATCCATTTTTTTACGAACAAAGGATGGTTCGTAGTGCCTTCCGGATTCCGGCTGGACGAGGATATAGACCGATTCATAAAGCAAAATTATGTCTCTGAATTAATTCTCCACAGGTTCTTTTACCGCACTCAGAGAGTGAGAAAAAGTTTTGCTGACAAACTAATCTACGAATTAATGCGCGACAAGGGTCTCAAGGTGTTTCCAATGATTTTTTATGCTAAATCCAAGATTTTTGGATGGATTGAGTGGAAAAAAAATAAAATTTTACTCACAAAGTAAAAAAATAATTGTATTTTGTTACAAAGTAATCGAGGGCCTTCCTCGTAAATAAATGATAATTACTGGAGAACACATGAAAAAAGAAGATCTGATTTCGCTTGGCATTTCTGATGAATTAGCCGAAAAAGTCCTCACATTACACACAAATTCTGTGAAAGACTTTATCCCAAAGGCTCGTTTTGACGAGGTAAACACAGCGAAGAACGAACTCAAGACACAAGTAGATGGACTTAACAAGCAAATCACAGAGCTTGGTAAGCTTGCCCCGGAGAACGAAACTCTGAAAGCCAAGGTGAAGGAAATCACCGAAGCACAAGAAAAAATAGCGTCCGATTACAAACAAAAGATTCAGGACGTTCGATCCGAAGCCGTCATTGCAGCCTCGAAGGCTAAAAACTCGAAAGCGGTGCGCGCGGTGATCGACTGGGATAAAGTGACTTGGGACGATGATGGAAACCCTAAAGGACTTTCTGAACAGATCGAAGAATTTAAGAAAGGTGACAACGCTTTTCTTTTTGAGCAAGAAAATAAACCTGCGGCCCCAGCGGCACCCGTTGCACCAGTTTTCCACGGCGCGGCGGTCGTCACCTCTCACGGGACGCAGCCACAAACCCCGGCAGTTTCCTACGAGTCGATCAAGGCCCTGCAGGAAGCGGCTGGGAAAAAGTAATTATCAAAAGGATTTCTAATGAGCGCAAAAGCAAAATTTGACAGCAAGGACTTCAACAGCGAGGCCTTTGGCATTTATTCCGGCATGGTTGCGCCGGATCTCACAAAAAACGAACTCATTGCCAGCGCGGCCTTTGCCCCGTCCCAGGACGTGCGTGACGCTTTTTCCGCAACCTCTGGAACGTTCTTCGCGTCAATTCCGATGCACGGCGTTCTTGCGGGCGAGCCGGACAACTACGACGGTTCAACAGACATCACAACCGACACTCTTTCTTCCATGTCGCAAGATGTTACCGTTTTTGGCCGTATGCATGGCTGGACAGAGCGTGATTTCACGTACGACATCACCAGCGGCGTTGACTTTATGTCGCAGGTCGCGCAGCAGGTCGTGAAGTACTGGACGAAAAAGAAACAGGCCACCGTCATTTCGATGCTCAAAGGCATCTTTTCTATGGCTTCCGGCAAGGGCCTTGAGTTTGTAAACTCTCATACTTTGGACATTTCCGAAGCTACTGGAACCGTTGACGGTTTCGCTGCGAACAAAGTAAACGTTTCTTCGTTGAACACCATCGCCCAAAAGGCTTGCGGCGACAATATGAAGAACGTTACTTTGTGCATTATGCACAGTGCCGTTTCCGCCCACCTCGAAAGCTTGAAACTGCTCACGTTCCTCAAATATACCGATGCGCAGGGCATTGAAAAGCCGCTTCCTATCGGCTATTGGAATGGTCGATTGGTTCTTGTAGACGATGGGATGCCTGCCGAATACGTTGCCGCTCATGGAACCGTGGCCGCTGTTGCAGCTCATACCTCCGTTGATTTCACCGCTAATCTTTCTGTCGGCGATACCGTTTCCATCAACGGCGTTACATTTACCGCAATTGCAAATGGCGGTTCTCCGACCGCTTCTCAGTTTGCGCTTGGAGCAACTCTTGCGGCAACGCTTGATGTTATTTCGGCTCTCACTGTGACGGGCGTTGCGTTGACCGACGACAACACCGACACCTTGACGATCACCGCTTCTACCGCTGGTGCGGCTGGAAACATTATCCCCGTGAACATTGTATCTGCGGCTGTTGCTGCTGGCGAAATCGACACTACGCTTCTTGGTGGTGCTGACGCTCAGGCATCCACCGACGGCTATTACAAGTACACCACATTTGTGCTTGGCGATGGGGCATTTATCTACGAGGACATTGGAGCCAAAGTTCCTCAAGAAATGTTCCGAGATCCAAAGACGAACGGCGGTGAGGATACTTTGTATTCTCGCATTCGCTTGTGCATCGCCCCGAAGGGGATCAGTGTTGCCAAGCCTTCCACCAACTCGCCTACTAACGCGTTCTTTGAAGATGGTACTCACTGGTCTATCGTAAACAACGGTGCCACAAGCCCTGTTTACTATGATCTCAAGGGCATTCTCATTGCTCGCATTATCTCTCGTTAATTTGTGTGTATCCTAGGAGATAAAGCAAAATGAATTTTACGACGCTTCAAGAAACGATCACGAGCAGGCTTCTTTCCCTTGGCTACACGGTCAAGGACGGAGATGCCTTCGCGCTCGGGTTTGTTTTTGAAAAGTGCTCGACTACTATTCTTCATTTCTGCAATGTCTCCGAGGTGCCCACAGACCTTGAAAAAGTCCTGGTGGATTTCGTATGCTCAGAGTTCCTTAGAGCCAAGAAATCCACCGGGCAACTTTCTGAAATTGAAATGGAAGCCATTGTAAGTGCTATTGACACTGGCGACACAAAAACTGAATTTGCTGTTGGAAACGTAAGTGCCGATGAAAAGTTTTATTTGCTCTTGAACAAGCTTTCTTTTGATTCTACAAGCCCAGATTTGCTGTATCATAGGAAGATCGCCTGGTGAACTACAATGCGGCCTTGGCCAAGGCTAGAGGCCCCATCGAGTCCACATTCACAGATGTGTGCAACATCAAAGAGTATCGAAATGTACTCAATGCAACCACTCATGTGAGTGAAAAAAGTTTGGTTACTTTGTACACAAATCAAGCGTGCAGATTGACGTACAAAAGCAATCCAGTTGTCGGAAACGGGAACGCTCCCGCGCTATTCGTATCCATAAAATTATTGCTCCCGTACGATTTAAGTTTGAGTGCTGGCCAATTTTTTGAAGTCACCAAAGACGGAAAGACACAGATATTTGAATCTGGTGGCGAACCCGCAAGATACCAGACGCATCAAGAAGTGATGCTCACTCTCATAGACAAATATGCGTAGGTGTTATGGCTTTCGGGGGTGTTAATTTTTCTGAACTAACCGCTATGCGAAAGACGTTTGAAAGACTTACAACGCCGGAAGAGCAAGATATTTTTTATACAAAAGCGACTAAAAATTTAGCGGCCCGGATGCTTTCACAATTGATAAAAAATACGCCCGTTGGAAAAAATACTGAAGAAATAATAGACGGGAAAACAGTAGTCTCAATGCAGGGCGGAACATTAAGACGTGGCTGGCTTGTCAGAACCCACGCCGAAGCGGTTGCCTCCAGAAGGCTTTCTGCTGCTGGCAATGAAGCTGACGCGCGTAAATTTACGATGAAATTGCACGTTGGAAAAAGAGGACGCGAATATTTTATCACTTTAAGAAACAACGTAAAGTACGCTTCTTTTGTCAACGACGGGCACCGTCAAAAGGTAGGACGCTTCGTTCCGGCAATAGGGAAAAGACTTGTGAACGGATGGGTTAACGGGCAATACTTTGTGGAAATTTCGGAAGTCATGATAAAGCCAAAGATTCCAGCCATTTTAAAAAAAAGAATGAACGATTATCTTAACGAGAAACTAAACAAGGCTAATTACTGATGAACTTTGCAAAGCTAAAACAGGGAATTGTAGACAAGCTAAACGAAACGTTTGGCTCTACAAAAACTTATTACACTGAAAACGTGGATACTGATTTTGCTTTGGGATCGTTTTTTATTGATTCAATAACGATGGCAAACAATGAAGAGACGGGTACAAGAGCTTTCAGAAACTATTCTTTTGACATTGTTATTTTCCCAGAATCTTTGACAGCGCCAAAAGCTGAATGTGAAAATATTTTTGATATTCTTACGGACAAATTAAACTATATTTCAGTGGACGGCAGTCTGTACCGAGGTGACGAAATGTCTGCTCGATATGATGATAGTCAAAAAGCAGGGCATTTCTTTGTTACTTATTCGTTCTTCGTAATGGACGAGAATGAGGTTAAGGACAAAATGGAAAAAGTTGTATTCAATTAGGAGACCGAAATGGCTAAGAATCAAAGGAAAGAATCAAATCAAAAAGACCCAGAAGTCAAGCCAAACGGTGCGACCGACGAAAAGAAATTCACGAAGTCGGCTTTCCTCATGGCAAAAAAGTACAAGGGAAAGCGCGATCTTCTCGGCGTTTTGTTGAAGGACGACTCTCGTTATTCTAACGAAGAAGTCGAAGAACTTGTGTGTAATTACCTCAAGAAGGAGAACTAAAAATGTTCGGTGGCGGAAAATTTGTAGTACAAAATAAGATCTTGCCGGGCGCGTTCTATCGCTTCTTGAGTGCAAGCAAGGACTCCATTGCAATTTCAGATCGCGGCAACGGTGCCGTAGGTCTTGAGCTTAATTGGGGTGCTTCTGGAAGTTTTGTGAAGGTCGAGAGCGCAGACTTTCAATCCAACTCGGAAAAAATATTTGGATACGGCTATTCGGCGGATGAAAATCTTCCGATGCGCGAATTTTTTAAGAAGGGAAAGACCCTTTATTTCTATCGCTTGAACGGCGAAGGCGTAAAGGCTCACTCTCCTTTCGGTACGGCCCTTTACGCGGGCACTCGTGGCAACGACATTAAAGTAGTCATTGTCGAAAATACCGATTCGAGTTTCGCCGTTGAAACTTATCTCGGAACCCGGAAAAAAGATTCGCAGACAGTCGCGAATTTTGCGGCGTTGGTGCCGAATGATTTCGTTGGTGCCTGGTCGCCAAATGTTTATGTAGATGCAATCGCATCCGATGAAGGCGCGTTGAAGATCATCGCTTCCGGAACCCCTGCGGCTGGTGAGATTCTTCTTGACGCAGCATCCGCTTTGTACGTTGGCACTACAACGCTTGCGGCTGACCTGTATGTAAAAGCGTCCGATCTCGTTGAGACCGCGGGCACATCGCTTTCCGGTGGGACTAATAGCACTGTGGACGGCGCAGCGCATCAAGCCTTGCTCGATGCGGCGGAAACCGTGCCTTTCCACGCCATCGCCTGCAACTCGCTAGACTCTACCACTATTGGACTTTACACGGCGTGGATAAAGCGCATGACGGACGAAGTTGGACGGCTTGGGCAACTTATCGTGTATGACATTGGTTCGATCAATCCCGACGCATTCAATACCATCGTGCTTGCGAACAAAGTAACAAGCAAGACGGCTGCCGAAAATCACTGGGGAATTTTCTGGACTCTCGGGGCTCACGCTGGTGTGTCCGTCAATAAATCGGTTCAGAACACCAAATACGACGGTGAATTGACGCTTGATACCGCACATACACAAAGTGAATTAGAAGATCTCATTGAGGCCGGAAAGTTTGCTTTCCACGATGTTGGTGATGGCGACATTCGGGTACTGGCCGACATCAATTCTTTTGTCACTTTGACTGAAGAAGAGCAAGGCGATTTCAAGAACAATCAAACCATTCGCGTTTTGTATCAGGGATTGAACGACATCCAGGCTGATTTCAACAAAAATTGGATGGGAATCACCCCGAACGATCAGGACGGACGCGATGGTTTCAAAGGCGCTGTCATTAAATATTGGCAGTCGATGGAAAAGATTCGGGCCATTCAAAATTTCGATTCCGACACCGTTGAAATCACGGCTGGTGATGAAAAAGGAACTGTTCTTTCCAGCTTCGCAATTTCGGCAACGAATGCAATGTTCCAACTTTACACCACAATGACGGTAAAATAAGGAGTTCAAAATGGGTCAAAAATTTAATCCAAAAGATGCTGTCAACGCGAAACTAGGCTCATGCTACGTTACAATTGATGGCACTCGTAAGCTCTGGCTGCAAGTGAAAGAAGTCAAGGGCACCGCAAACATTTCTGATGCTGATGTGCCCATGCTTGGCACTCTGGAAAAAGGATCAAAGATCACTGGCATTGGTTACTCTGGATCAATGACGATTTACGACGTTGACAGCGCGGTAAACGACATGGTGCAGAAAATTGGCAGCACTGCGGTAGTCCCTTACTTTGATTTGCAGGTATCAAACGAAGATCAAACGTCATCTTCTGGCCGACGTGTGGGAATCTTCACGGACTGCCACATCTCTGGTGACATTGACTTGATGAAGCTTGGGGTTGATGATTTCCTCATGCAAGAAGTGAATTTCAAGGCGGCTGGATTTACTCCGATCTCGAAATTCTCAAATACAAACTCGGTCATTGCTGGTTAATTTGTACGAAATGTCTCGTGAAAACGGGACTTTTCAAAGG